CGCGCCCCTTTCGTCATTTGCGACAGGTACAGATGAAGCGCAAGTTGCTGACAGGCTGTACGATGATATCCGCGACACTATCTTGATGCAGTACCCATTTAGCTGGTCTGTCAAAAAGGTAAAGCTTGGCCGATTGGCTAGCACACCCATCAATGAATGGAAATATACCTACGCATTGCCCGGCGATATTCTTGGCAACCCAAAGGCCGTATTTAATGTTGGCGCTGTTGCCGCACAGCCCGTGCGTGATTTTGAAATTTACAGCCTTGGCCTTTATACAAATTACGAAGATGTTTGGATTGACTACCAGTTTCGCCCAACTGAAGCCATCTTCCCGCCATATTTTGTGCGCCTGTTGAAAACAGCATTGGCGGCTGAGTTTGCCGAACCAGTGACAGATCAAATCACCAAGGGCGACTATTATCATCAAAAGGCATACGGCGCACCAGCAGAAAACATGCGTGGTGGCTTGATGCGCGTTGCCATTAACATTGACGGCGCAGATCGCCCGGCACAGACTATTCAAGAGTTTCCAATTTCTGACATAAGGTTCTAGTATGAGCCGGATTATTCAGATCCAGAATGACTTTACCAGCGGCGAGTTAGACCCAAAGCTTCGCGCCCGCACTGATATTGACCAGTATCAGTCTGGCCTGACCACAGCGCGTAACGTCAGCATTCAGCCACAAGGCGGGGCAAAACGCCGGGACGGCACCAAGTTTGTTGCCGAACTAGACAGCGGCGCTGGTACGGCTGTGCGTATGGTGCCGTTTGAGTTTAGTGTCTCAGACAGTTACATGCTGGTATTTACGCCCGGCAAAATGTATGTCTTTAAAGACGGCACACAAATTACAGCAATCAATGGCGGCGCTGATGACTTTTTAACTGTTGCGTCACTGACCAGCGCCATCATCCCGCAAATGAACTGGATACAGTCTGCCGACACAGTTATTGTTGTGCATGAAGATCTACCGCCGCTGAAAATTGTGCGTGGTGCCACTGATGCAGACTGGACGGCAAGCACAATTGATTTTGACCACGTCCCGCTGTATGCGTTTGACTTTGATGTCCACAGCCCACAGTTTACGATTACGCCATCCGCGACTGTTGGTAACATCACCATCACGGCTAGCGCTGTGACGACAGACACTGGCACGGCGCAGGCTGGATCTAGCAACACAATTACATTGAAAGCGGCCAGCAGTTTTACGTTGGACGATGAGCCTAACGGCATGTTCATTGAAATCACCGCTGGCACCGGGTCAGGCCAAAAGCGCCACGTTGAAGATTATGTTGCGGCAACTAAGGTTCTTACAGTGTACCCGGCGTGGGACACAGCACCAGACAATACATCACAGTATAAGGTTGAGGCATTTAGTGACGCGGCTGTTGGTGAGTACGCTGTTGCTGACAATGGTTTTGGTAGGGCGCGATATGTTGAGTTTGTTAGTGCCACTGTAATGAAAGCCTATGTTGAAATACCGTTTTTCGACACAAGCGGCATCACCAAGGGCAACTGGAACAGCGAACACGGCTATGAAGAGGTTTGGTCAGCGACACGCGGCTGGCCGCGTAGCGTTACATTTCACGAAGGGCGTTTGTATTTTGGCGGCAGTAAGGGCAGGCCATCAACGCTGTGGGGTAGCCGGGTATCAGACTTTTTTAACTTTGATCCGGGTGAGGCGCTTGACGATGCCGGGGTTGAGGCCACGTTGGACACTGGCACATTTAACGCCATTGTTGATATTTACTCAGGGCGTCACTTGCAGGTATTCACCACTGGCGCTGAGTTCTATGTCCCGCAAGCGCTGGATGAGCCGATTACGCCAAGCAACATGATTGTGAAGCAACAGACGGCCTTTGGCATGAAGCCCGGCATCAGGCTACAAAACGTGGATGGTTCAACGCTGTTCATTCAGCGTCAGGGCAAGTCACTGCAAGAGTTTATTTACAGCGACACGGTGCAAGCTTACACGTCAGCCAAGATATCTTTGCTGTCATCGCATCTGCTGAAAACGCCCGGTGAAATGGCGGTGCGTGTTTCGACTGGTACAGATGAGGGTGACCGCCTGCTAATCGTAAATGACGATGACGGCAGTATCGCCTGCTATACATTGCTTAGAAGCCAAAATGTGATTGCGCCATCTGAGTGGACGACAGACGGCAGTTTCTTAAATATTGGTGTTGACGTTGACGACATTTACACTGTGGTCAAGCGCACGGTTCAGCCATACGCAACAGCCACAATCACAGTGACTGACGCGACTAACATCGCCAATGGCGAGACTGTCGTGCTGACAGACAACGCCGGGACATCAACAACATTCACGGCGGTGACTGGCACCCCGGCCACAGATCTTGAATTTCAAGTTGGCGGCGCACTAACAAATGATCAAGTAGCCGACAACTTAGCCACAGCCATCAATTCTGTTGCTGGTTATAACGTGCCAAACCCGGCGGCTAATGTTGTTGCCATCACTCGCACAGTGTCGGGCGGTAGTAACCTGACAATTACATCTAGCGATGCCGTCAGGTTGACAGACGTTGATTTTACTATTGGTGCCACAGACAGATATTATGTTGAGTTATTTGACGCTGATGTATTGATTGATTGCGCCAAGACAGGCGGCGCGGCGGCGTCTGTTACTATGGCGCACCTTGAGGGTGAGACAGTCAAGATCATCCGCGATGGCATCATTGAGCCTGACCAGACTGTTGGTATCAGCCCATTTACTATTACGTTTGGCACAGCCGCCACAACCAGCTATCAGGTTGGCTTGAATTTTACGCCAGAGATTAAGACCCTGCCAGTTGAGCCGCGCCTGTCAAGCGGATCACTGAAAGGATTTAAAAAGCGCATCTTTGAGGTAAATGCTGAATTGTTTGAGACACAATCGCTGACGATTGACGGCAAGCTTGTGCCATTTAGACAGTTTGGCACGGGTGTGCTTGGTGGCGCGGTGCCTGAGTACACTGGTATCAAAACGCTACATTCTATGTTAGGTTATACATACGATGGTCAAATAACGATTGGTCAAGAGGTGCCATTGAAAATGACACTGCTTGGCATTGATTATAAAGTGAGTGCGGGACAATGAGTGGCACTGGTGCATTATTAGCGATTGGTGGTCTGCAAGCGTTTGCATCAATGCAAGCCGCTAGAGCGCAAGCAAAAGGATTGGCGGCGCAGTCAACTATGGCGCGTCTGCAAGCAAAGCAAGAGCAATTGAAATACAAACAACAAGGCGTTGCTGTATTAGACAACATCATTCGCACCAAGGCCGCAATCAATGCGCGTCAAGCCGCTGGCGGTGTTAATCCATTCAGCGGCTCTGGTTTGAGCCTGATGAATTTTGCACAAGCCACTGGCACCCGTGAATATATAATGTCAGAAAATAATGCGCTGATTGCGTTGCGTAGCGGCGAAATGCAGGCAGGCCAGTACATGACACAGGCGACAGCCACAATGAGGGCTGGCATGTTGCAGGGTATTGGTGCCATTGGTCAGGCTTATGCGACAACACAACTAATAGGGGCGGCACCACTTGAGCCGACTATTTCATAATGGCTGAAGCACCACGATACAGGCCGCTAGGCGTCTCACCATCATCAATGCCAGCAATTGACTATGTGTCGGCTGGACGGGCGCAGGCTGGCGTCTATGACCAGTTAAACCGTGGTCTAGACAGTATGTTTAGATTTGCTACAGAAAAAGCAACGGCGCAGGCCAAGATTGATGCGGCTCAATTTGCGTTTGAAAACCCTATTACAGCAGAGCAGTTGCAAATTGCTGTGGCAGAGGGCCGTGACATATCTGAGATTGTCGGTGACCAAACAACAGTATTTGGCGGCGTCACGGCGGCTAGCTATGCAACACAGTTGTCAACTGAGTTAAATAAAGAACTAACAAAAAAGATTAGCGCGTATGATGCACAGATCGCCGCTGGTTTGTTTGTTGATCCTGACGCAATGCAAACAGATCTGACTGCAATGATTGCCGGACACGGTGATCTTGTTGCCCAGATAGATCCATCAGTCGGACTTAAATACAACGCATCCGCAAACGCATCAGCGTCTGTTGTTTATAAAGCGGCACTTGAACACAAATTAAAAATGGGTCAGGCCGTACTAAAAGACGGTGCCAATGCTATGGTGGATGCACTGCCCAACACCGTAAAGTCTATATTTGCAAGCCACAAGGGTGACTTTCTTACGACTATGGGGCTTGTTGCTAATGAATTGCAAAAGACAGATGACGCAATCATTGCGACTGGTGACTATGCATTCATTCAAGCTGGCCGTGAAAGTTTGCGTAATGTTGTTGAGCAACAGCAAATAAATGTGCTGGCAGACATTGCTATGAAAAGTGATGAGGCAATGTCTGCGGCTCTTACAATGGGCAATTTTGGTTCAGATCACACAGATCTGTTCTTGAACTTAGATGATGATGGCAAGGCCAAAGTAAGGGAAGCAATACGAACCCGCCGTGACGCAAAGATAAATGACGACAAAGTCACAAGAACTTTGAAATCTGAGCAAGCAAAGAAAGACGCGCATTTATTTATGGTGGCTATGCAGAACAGCGAATATCAAGGCAATGAGTACAATGCGGCTGTCGATGAATTACAAAGAATTTCTATGGCCTACCCAGATGCTGTCACGCCATCAATGATCACATCATTAGACAGCGCGTTAGATCCAACAAAAACAGAGGTGCCAAACTACGTTGGCGAATTTGAGTTACGAAGCAGAATATTGTCTGGTGAATTGCAAACGTCAGAAGATGTTAAAAATGCCGCAACCGAACTTAATGTCAGCGCAAAACAAATGATTCAAGTCTTGCCGCTTTTGAGAACAGAAGAAAAAGAGGATGAAAGCAAGGTTGAAAAATCGGCTAGATCTTATTCTAAGATTGTGCCGGGGTCTGATCCAACTAGGGATCAGTCAGCGGCTTACTATAATTTTGTTCGCCAAGTCGATCAGCGGCATGAAGCGGCTGTTGCTGAGTGGGAAGCTGGCGGTGAAAAAGGGCCACGCCCATTGCGCTCTAGCGTGTCTAAGGGGCTTGAATTAGAATTGCGTCAGAGCGTTGAGCAAACAAACCTTGATAAAGAGGTTGCCTTCTTAACCCAAAGATTTGGGCCTGACGGCACAACACCTTTAAACATAACGATTACAGAATATACAACAGAAGCCGAAATAAGGCAGGCACTGATTGACGCCGGGTATGAGGGCAACAAACTAGATGATTTAATGCGTCCTGTTGCTGGTATGATTTACAAAATTAAAGAGGCTAGAAATAAGAGGGATGCGCTAAATGACTGATGAATTTGCACAAGCGCATGATGATTATCACGCATCAAAAGTTATAGTGCAGACGCCGCCACAGCCTGCAATGGCTATGCCGTCTGAAACAGAAACGCCAGCGCCGACAGCGCCAGAGGCAACAGAAAAGCAATTACTGCTTGACCCAAAGTTTGCGGCGGCGGCGCGTGAAGTTTACATGCTGTTTGAGGGCAAGCCGTTTGATGGCGATGACAAGATGGCGGCGCGTTACGGCATAGACGCTATCGGTGAGTTTAATTATAACTTTGCTGGTGGCACATACATGCCAAATGCAACGGGTGCGCCCGGTACTATACAAGCCGCCGCACTACTGACAAGCGGCACACAAGATCAAGCCAAGGCATTTGTTTATTTGATGGATCGTTACGATCAATTGCCAAACTTTACATTAAATGGCACGGTTAGAATGTTGCGTGGTTTGATAGCTGACCCAAGCGTTTATACGGGCTTTGGCACATTAGGCGCTGGGTTTGTTGCGCGTAAGACCGGGGCCGTTGGCATCAAAAAACTGCTAGCTGAAATAGCAAAGCGCCCCGGCACGTCAGCCGCTGTTTACACTGGCATTGAGGCTGGCGCGGCTGATCAGTTAACACAAGGCATTGAGAAGCAGGCTGGTTATGAGATTGACCCAGTAACAGGCGCAATCCGCACAGGCGTCAGCGCCGTTGTGGGTGGGCTGGCTGGTGGCGGCACAATTAAGGCTGGTGAGGCAATTGCGCGTGAATTAGCGCCTGCTGTTCAAAGGGGCTTGACCCAACTTGGTGAAGACGCTGAAGCGCGTATGGCTGAACGTGGGCCGATGACAGACAGGTTGATGTCCGGCGGTGATCCTATGGATGTGATTGATCCGCTATTGGCTGGGCTTGGCCGGATAGCCAGATCTGAACAGCCAACAACAGGTTTGTCACAAGCATCAGACGAACCCGGCATTGGTGGTTTGGCACCAGAATACCGGGTAACCGTTGATGCGTTTGAGCCAGAGGGTACTGGCAAGCAGTCTATGGTGCCGATTAAGTTGACGCCAGCAAACGCGGAAAAAGTAAAGCCAGCAATGGCTCAAATTGAGCAAGAGTTTCCTGACCCGCTAGCATCACCGCAAGCATACGCGACTATGGTTGCCAAAATGCAAAACAAAAAAGAAGTGTCGATGCCGCCATCGTGGATGATCGAACACGCAAACAACCCGGAAAAGTGGGCTGATTGGTTTGGGCAAATTACGCCAGATCAGGTTAAGGCGGCTGATGAGGGGCTGGCAGTACAGCAAAAATTTAGAGATGCATATGATGCTGGTGCCGGGCCTGAGTTGACTGGTCAATTGATGCTGTGGACTATCCTGTCAAGAATGCTGTCAGCATTTCCACATGAAAGCGGATATCTTGAATTGGCAGATGCCGCGCAACCGTTTATTCAGAAAGCGGCGCGTGGTGAATGGTCTGATGCAGACACAGCCGCTTGGCGCGAAATGGCAATGACTATCCAGCCAGAAGATGCGGCGGGGCGCGGCGCTACATCTAATGCCAATGCTTTTGGCGAAACATTTTTAAGAAAGATGTCTGCTGT